CACCCCTAGCTCCACCTCTAAAGAAACCTTGTCCTTGTGCTGCACTTCCTCCAGCAGTTTTAGTAGTTTTAGCTAATTTTTGTGTTGTAACAACACGTTCTTTTAAGGCTCTATTTTGTGCCCTTTCTAACCTTAATTGACCAGCTTTAATATTTCTTATTTCTTTATTTGCTTTTTTCTCTTTTAAAAAGTTTTGAAAATCTAATTTTTTTTGTATTGCAGTTCTTCTTGCAACTGTTTGTTGATTACGTCTTATTGATTTTGCAACAGGATCGCCAGCTAAACCAAAACCAAAATTACTAGCTTCTCTTCCTGCTCTACTCATATTTATATTAGACATCAAATTATTTCTAAAAGTTCCTCCTGCAAATAAACCTTGAGCTTGTCCAGGTCCTATGGGAGCATCAAATCCAGGGAATATAGGAGATGTCAGAGGACTTGATTGACCTCTAAATCTATTTCCAGCGTTAGCTCTTCTAGCTTGATTTCTTTGATTTCTACGAATTGATTTAGAGACAGGATCATTAGCGATTGCAAAACCACTTGCTGATTTACTAAAAGCTGCAAAATTGTTTTTATTTAATTTAATTTGTTCTTCAATTAATTTATTTTGTCTTTCTCTTGCTGAATTTGCTAAACCTAATGCGTTTACAAATTGACGGACTGCAAACGTTTCATTTTGTGATCCTAAAACTGCACCATTTAATGCAATATTAGCCTTTTGTAACGCAGAAGAATAACTATTAACACTTTGAGTGACTTTATTAAATTTTTTTGCTGATTCATTTAAACGTGTAACTGATTTTAATGTACTTTCTATTCCCTTTGTAAGTTTATCTAATTGTTGCCTACCTTTTATACCTACAACAATATCAACATTATAATTAGCCACTTGCTATCAAAATTAAAACATTTCTTCTATCTTACCTTCTTTTACCTCTTAAAGCATTACTTCGTTGTGCTTGTTCTCGTTGTTTTTCATATTCTTCATTCTCCAACTCAGCAAAAGCAGCCCAACTTATCATTTCTTCAATAGTCAAAGTATCACATAATTCAGCAACAGTTTTATGAAGCCTTATCTCCATCTTGAAATAACCTTGCACCATCTTTATCTAATGATTTTTCTATCATCATCTGCAACGCATAGTCATTAACATCATCAGAGTTTGATTTTTTCTGTATTGCTTCTCTTTCTGCAATAGTCAAAGGATGCCAGTAAACAGTGAGAATAATTTCATCATCTTGTTTTACATCATGCTTGTAAAGTTGTGAAACTCCAAACTTGTTTTTGAGAAGGTCTACAGCTCGTGTCATTTTAATATATAACTGATATTAGTATACTAGGCATTTGCTGTGAATTGGCAAGATATTAAACCTAAAAAGTGTGAACTGTCATCTAGTTCTATAGGAGCAGGACCAACAACATCTAATACTCTTGGAGAACAACTGAATGTATCAGTGTAATTAGAAGCATTAACAGAGGTAAGACCATCTATAACGGCTTCTCCTAATGAAGATAAAGTAGCTGGCCCTTTGCCTCTTGGAACATAAATATTACATTGAATAACACCAGAATAAAAATCAGAGGAAGCACCTTGAGTTTGAGTCGTGGCCTGTGCAAAATCTACTGACATAATTATATATTTCTTTGTTTTACCAGGTGTTTTATAAATCATGTTGTCATAGATCATCTCAACAGTATTATCTGCTGCTGCGACTGCATCTGTTACTGCCTTTTCAAAGGCTGCTCTTGTGTTTACTAAAGTCATGGGGTTTCGTAATCAACGAATACAGAACTAGGATCACTAAATGCACCAATACCACCACCTGTGAACCTAACATTTTTAGATTTGCCTCTAACACCAGTACCAAATGCAGCAATACCTAGTTTTGGTTTATCTGTAAATATTTGATTTATTAAATTTCTTAAATCACCTTGTACATATTGAGGTATTTTACTTCTTGGTGAAGCTAAAGCTCTAGCTGCATATTGGGATCTATTACCAATAAATACTTTAGAGAAAGGTTTAAATTTAGGTATTGAGTCAATAAATCTAGGTTCTACTTTTGCTTGAGGAGATCTAGCACCTCTTCTTGTTGGTTTAATATTACTCCACGGAGCAACTGATTCTCTAGCTTCATCAGGTCTTGGTCTTTGAGTTCCAGCAGTCCAACTGGAAGCAAAAAAACCTGTATCTACTGGACTATTTTCCTCTGTAGATAAATCAGCTATTATTGCTGTCACTAACTTATTTAGATCCCTTTCTAAATTATCTTCTAAATCTGGAATTATATTATTTATATTTCTTGATGTAACCATCAGAACCTCACCAATAATGTAAACAGATAAGTCTGCCCACCCTGTCTTGTATCTATATTAGTTATCTGTGCAACCCTTGTAGATCCTGCATAAGTTAATGTAACTTCATCATCAAAACTAGGTTGATTATCTCCTATCAAATCAGGTGTAATATAAACCTTCGCTTCTCTTCTTTCCCTCCCATCATCTTCTGTAGAAATAATAAATTCCACAGGTGCTTTTATATCAGCAAACGTAGTATCACTTGTCGTATAAGCTCCAGTACTTGTGTTATAACTTCCAGATGCTTTTCTTGTATAAGTGATAGTCGAATCAAAGGAACTACCAAGATCCGCTACAACCTGTTTTGCAATCTGTTTAAATGCTGAGTCTAACTGTCCTGCCATTATCCTCT